TCAAAAACTGCCCTGCGCGGCGCTCTGGTCGCCCTGAACACAGGACACAAGAGCGGCATATCTGGCCTTGAAGATGTCCATAAGGACTTGCACCGCTCGGCCCTGCTGCACCGCGTTCCCCTCCTCGGTCGCGTCGTCCACCATCTTGATGCACACAGCAACATCTCCCATTGCAATAACAGCGCTTTCAACATCTACTCGGTTCATTGTGAAAATCTCCCTTCAAAATAAATCCCGGCGGGCTTTCTCTGCGCCGCCGGGTCAGCGGTTCAATATCAGGCGTTCAGGGGCTTCACTTGGGAGGCTCCAAAGAATGATGCACGGTAGGTTTTACCGTCTCCCCTGCTGCTGTGGATGAGAACCACTTGGAACAAAGCCTTTGCACCGTGCAGGACTTCAAACCCGGCGGTTTTCCATCCTGTCCATGTGTTCACCTGCTCGGCCACGCCTGCGGCCTGCTGGGCTTTCTCAATGCGCTGGGCGTTGATGGGTTCGGCCTTTGCGCTGTTCCATGCCCTGTGCAGGCACTCACCAAAGGCGGCAACGTCTTTCCGGTACAGCTTCCACGCCTTGTGCATGATCTCCGAAAGATTGTACTTCATGTGATGACCTCGCTTTACATTGCGGGCCAGCCCTGTTATACTAGGCTTGACCCTGTTGTTGGGTTTGGCTCGGTGTTTCGTTGGTAGCGGTCACCGGGTCATTTTTCATATACAGCGGCGGGAGTGGGTTACTGTCTTAGCATGCGTTCACGGCTTACAGCGCTCCCGGTACATCCTTCGCCCCTTGCCTTCCGGTCGTGCTCCCTTGCTGTGATTATAGTATACTACGGTTTACTGTATATGTCTATTGGCACATTGTATAAGGTTTACCGTATGTTTCTGGTCAATTTTATACTGTAAACCGTTTCGCTTTTATGGTATACTGTTTACGGAAAAGGAGGAAATACAATGGTTTCTGATGCACAGAAAAAGGCAAGTGCCAAATGGGACAAAGAAAACATGGTCGTTCTGGCCTGCAAGGTCAAGCGGGAGACGGCGGAACAGTTCAAGGCCGCTTGTGCTGCACAGGGAACAACGTCCAATGCGGTCTTGCAGCAGGCCGTGAAAGCCTATTTGGAAGAACACCCCGCGCCGGAACAGCCCCACACCGCCGGGAATGCCCCGGACGATGACACAGAGGCCCGGCGGGCCGCACTGCTGGAAAGTATCAAAGGGCTGTAAGGCTGGGAAGGATGTTGAACGATGCCAGACCACGCCAAACAGGTAGGCGTACTGTGCCAGCGCGTAATTGATCTTCTGGGGCTGTCCATGACAGAGGGGCAGAGTATTCTACTCGGTGAGTCCAATATTGCCCACATGGTCAGCCGCCACCCGGCGGATTTTGCCCTTTATGGGGAGTATATCCCGCTGATTCTGGCCGAACCGGACTATGTGGCCCTGAATGCAAAGGACGGCTCCATTGAGTACGTCAAGGAAGTACAGGTGAACAGCGTCTTTGTCAAGGTCGCCGTCCGGGTCTCCGCGCGGGGACAGCTCTTTGCCCGGTCGGTCTACCGCCTGAACACGAACCGCGTTCTAAACTTCATCGAAAAAGGCACATTGAAACGATACTAAACGAACCAACATGAATTGACATTTTTTCGTGTTCTGGTATAATAGACTTGCAAAGAGAACCAGAGGGCAGAACAGGCAGCTGCCGCCCATTGTTAGGAGATGCGGGAAACGTCACCCCGCCTGATTCTCGAACAGAAAGAGGCCGTTGCAGAGATGCAGCGGCCTTTTGCTATCACTATGGGGTGAGCCAGACGCACCCCACCGGCAAGGAGGCGGCATTGTATGAGAATCGTGAAAGTTGGAGAAAGCTATATCTGCCCGGTCTGCGGTAAGTACACGTTTGAGTATGCCGGGGATTTTGATATTTGCCCGGTGTGCAACTGGGAGGATGATCTTTGCCAGCTCGAAAACCCGGATGAAGAAGACTGTGCCAACCACATGAGCTTAAATCAGGCCCGCGAGGCGTGGGCGCATGGTCGGCGGGTCGATGAATGGGAAGACGAATGACCCGCCGGGCGGGTACAGTATGGAGGTCGTAACGCTGCGGCCTCCTTTTTGTTTTGCCTGTGCATACTCTCGCAACGTCTGGCAAGCGCCTAGAACAGGCGACATACTGCCCGGTGGGAAAGTTGATGCAGACATAAAGAAAAGCCCTCACGCCTCTGTTTCTGAGGCCGTGGGGGCTTCGTGGGTCATGCGGCGAGTAGGTTACTCACCCACAACGCCGTTGTTGCTGGTTTCGCTGTCTTCGGGCCGTTCCTCTTCCGGGACATACTGCACAACAAGCTGCGGCTTGCCAGCTGCATCAATGACCGGGCTGATGTGGATAGCGTCACCGTGGTTTGAGCCGGTGTTGTCCGTCCAGCCCTCAAAGAATAAGCACAGCCCTTCCCCTGCATCGTTGACGATGTAGCGGACAGCCTTGCCCTTGAGGGTGTTTTCCAGTTCGCGGGTACTGATTTCGGTGAATACGTTCATGTTTTTATTCTCCTTTGCGGTTGAGGTGTATCTTCAGAGATGCCGGATTGCATCCCTTGAACCTGTTTTGTGGGGGCTGTCCGCCGGACGGTCCCGGCGGCTGGTGCACACCCCTGCTTCTTCTGCAAAGCGCTTTTGCAGGAAGTATTTCAGCAGGGTCAGGAAAGTTTTCTCTCTCGTCTCGTCGAATGCCTGCACGGTGTCATAGACGGCGAAAAAGCCGGCTTGCACAAGGTCTTCCGCGGTCGTCATGCCTGCTGTGTGGTTCTTCGCATAGTAAACAGCCTTTTTCTTGACAAAGCCTTTCACCGCGTTCCATAAGTCCAAAAGCGTTTCCTCGTTGCCGTCTCTGGCACGGACAGCAAGCGCATTCAATTCTGCTTTCTTCAGATTATCGCCTCTTTTTTCGGTTATACGCGTCCATGATGGCGTTAAATTCTTCATCGCTCAGGTCTTCCATAAGGTGAACAGCGCCGCGCAACTCCTCATCACTCCAGCCGTCAAACTCATGCCCTGCACCGCTCTGATCGCTGTTTTCTTTCCGGGTACGTTCTACTATCAGCGCCTTTGAAAGAAGTTCGGAGGCTTTCAGGCGGTCAGCCGGTTTTGATGCCTGATCTCTCATTGTGACCGTCCAAAAGCTGTATATCTCCTCAAGGGTGGCCGTGTTCTCGGCGATGATCTGAGCGTTACGCTGGGCCAGATATTCCCGAATGTCAGCAAATGTCAACAACCGCTGGCCGATGCTGCGGGCGCTTTTGGGGCTGTACCCGGCTTTTATTGCCGCCTCCGCTGCGTTCCCACACTTGAGGTAGGCTTCACAAAATGCCCGTTGTCTTTGGTTCATGGTCTGGCTTCCTGTTCTCCGCCCTCGGCTCCTCCCGGCGGTCTTGTGGTGGTGTTCACTGCTTCGCCCTCCCTTCCTGCTTTACAAGTGATCTGTCCCCTTGGCCGCTCGTGTGCTCGCTGCACCGGGCGACTTTTTTCACATTGGCTTCAAGTTCCATCCAGTCAAGAGATATTTTTGCGGCCCGTAAGATTTCAGGCTCGGCATACTGTTCACCCAACAGGCTTCTTATAACGCCAGTCCCAAATCGTCCAGCCCCCACACGTCCACGGGAGGCACATTTCTCTTTGTTGGCGTTTATTAGAGCCGCTGCACGCTTTGCAACGTCTTCTTCATCAGACGTTCCAGCAGGTCTAGTTGATATAAGTCTAGTATCAGTATAGCTAGTATTAGTATAGATGGGGTTCAATTTTTGTACCTTGTTGGGTTCACTTTCTGAACCTAAAAGGTTCAATTTTTGTACCTTACTGGGTTCACTTTCTGAACCTAAAGAAGATTCAGAAAGATAGATACTTGATGGTTGCCGGTGCTTCTTCTTCCGCACAATAAGGCCGATTCCTTCTAGCTTGTCGAGTGCCTTTATTGCTGTTGCCTTCTCACACCCGATTGCAAGCATGATAGATTTTATTGTAAAAACAGCAAACGGCTTTCCGTCTTCATCACATTTTCCGGTCGACTTTGAAAGTTCACACCGATCTGCAATAAGTGAATATAAGATTTTTTCGTTTCCTGATAGCCCGGACAAATAAGGTTCTTCCAGCAACCAACGCGGGAACTTTACGAAACCTGTTCCCATATCGGTTTACCCGTGACGGCTTTCCAGTTCCGCCGGGTCGTCGCCCTCGTTGAAGTAGGCGGCAAGGCTGTCCAAATTGACCAACCAGCGGTTGCCAACACAGACAAAGCGCACCTTGCCAGCGCGGCAGAGATTCCGCAAGAAGTATTCAGAGATGCCGAACTTGGCGGCAGCGTCCTTCACCGTTGCCATAGTCGGATATTGCACCGTATTACTCATTGCATCCACCTCCGTTTAGCTGCTTTTTGCTTTCTCGGTCAAGTTCTTCATTCAGAAGCGGAACATTGACCAAAAATTTCTTTCCGCACCAAATGCCGGGAAGCTTTCCCTGTTTGTGCATTTTTCTCAGCCTCGACTCTGTCAAGAAACCACTCTCGGCTAGTTTTCGTATCGGCACAAACTTTTCTGCTTCAGTCAATTTTTATCATCTCCTGTTGTTGATTTTTGTTTTGTGCTATGCTATTATTGTGTCACAAAATGTGAATTTTGTAAATTGCATCTTTTTTGCAATGTTATCGCAATTAACATAGTTCGAGCTTGCATAGTTGGTCTGAAAGTGGTCGAAAATGAATAAAAAATCTAAAACAGCCGAAAAACCAGATGAATTGTTGTCAAAGAAGCGCGGCAGGCGGGTGAAAATTGCAATAGGCCGCACCGGAAAAAATCAAAAAGATTTTGCTCTTGAAGTTCTCCATACATCACAACAACACCTTTCTTGTATCGTCACCGGAAAGCACAATCTTACAAGGGACAACGCGGAACGCATAGCCACGGCAGCGGATGTTCGCGTTGAATGGTTATGGTGTGAAGATGATTTTATGACCACAGAAGAAATTGAAGAAACCGTAAGAAAAGCTCAGGAAAAGGCAGAATGGAGTGCTTTTGATTTTTCGTCAAAAGTTCTCGCCGTCAATTATGCGCTCGAAACGGCAACATTTCAAAAGCTGGATTTTGAAGCAGGCTGTGCAAGCGTTACTATTTCCTCCGAAAAGCGTTTGTTACTGAAAAAAGAGGTTCAGGACTATGCCGATTATCTGATAAGAAAGCTTATTGAGGAGGCGCTAAAGAATGGCTCAGATCGTGAAGCGAAAGAATAAAAACGGCTCCACTTCCTACCTGTTCCGGGTGTCTACCGGGTATGATCGGAACGGCAAGCAGGTCACAACGTCCCGCACCTTCACCCCTCCGCCCACCTTGACCGGGCTCAAGCTGGAAAAGGAAGTGCGCCGCCGGGCAGATGAGTTTGAACGGGAAGTGCATAACGGTCTTGCTCTCGATGCAGATATGAAGCTGGATGACCTGATAGACCGCTGGTTTTCGGAGTACATCGACAAAAAGTGTAAGCCCAAAACCGGGGTAGAATATCGGTATCTTAGGCCGCGTATCTCTGCGGCGCTGGGTCACATGAGGGTAAACCAGATAAGACCCTCGCACCTGATGGCCTTTTATTCCAGTTTGGAAGAGGCGGGAGCGCGGCGGGATTCTGTATATCTGGCAACGCCTGCCCTCCTCAAGGAGCTGCCACGCGGTAAGCGGCAAGAGACCGCAAAGGCTGCGGGTGTAGGTGGGCGCACAATGACCTGTGTTTGCAACGGAACGCCGGTAAGCCGGGCCTCAGCTGAGAAGGTAGCCCGCGCCGCCGGGGTGATCTTCTCCAAAGCATTCACCGAACAGGCCAAAGAGGGCGGCAAACTCAACGGGAACACAGTGCAGCACTATCACCGGATGTTGTCCAGCGTCTTCACAAAGGCTGTGCAATGGGGCATTGTGGAGGATAACCCGGTAAAGCGGGCAGAACCGCCAAAGGGAGAAGCTGTTGAAGTGTCCTATCTGGAAGAGGCCGACGCCGCGCGGCTGCTGGCTGCGCTGCATGATGTTCCGCCACAGTACAGCGCTATGGTGCAGCTTGGTTTGTTCACAGGGATGCGCCGGGGCGAGATTTGCGGCCTGCGCTGGTCTGATATTGATTTCAATGCTTCCACCATCTCCGTAAACCGCACAGTGGAATACATCCCGCACGAGGGGCTTATCTTCACCGCACCAAAAACCAAAGCGTCAAACCGTACATTCAAGGTAGGTGCAAACTGTATGGATATGCTGAGGGAGTACCAGCTCTATCAAAAGGCGGAACGGCTGCGCGTTGGGTCGATGTGGGCGCGTACTGTGCAGGTGGAGAACGGAAAGACGGTGCAAAATGACCTGTTGTTTACCAGCTGGGACGGAACACCCTTTGATCTGGAAAGATTGACAACATGGTTCCCGCACTTCCTGCGGGCGCATGATCTCCCGGCGGTGCACTTCCACAGCCTGCGGCACCCGTATGTCAAGCACACGACAAAAATTTTTAGCTTGCGCTTGATGGATTTTCAAGCGCAGGCTTATCCTGATGCTCGGCGAAAAACTCGCGGAGCTTGTCAGCTTCATCGGGGAGGACAAAGCCAAAGCCCTGTCCGTCCACTCTGCAATAGAAAGCAATTTTCATGACTGCCACCTCAATCAAAAATGTCCTGGATTTTGTATGCGATCTCAATGCGCTTGTCGGGGTACACCAGCACCCTGTCGATCAGCAGCTCGGCCAGCTCGGTGGTCAGCGTGTCCGCATCGAAAATTGCCTTGGACGCTTCCATGCGGCTGTCCTGCCGTGCCTGTTCGTCCCGTTTCTGCTTCGCCTGTGCCAATACTGCGGCATAGGCGTTTTTCGTTTTCAAAAGCAGCTCGTCACACGCAGTCTTTTCCGCCTTGTAGGTGTTCAGGTCAATCTCGCCCATGAGATAGCGTTCATACAAGGCGCGCTTACCGTCTTGCAGTGCCTCGATCTGCTGCTCATATTCGGTGCGTTCCGGTACGGAAGCATCCACCCGGAGCGTACCGTCAGGGGCAAGCGGTGCGGCGGCTTCCATTTGCTTTTTCAGCGTCAGGAATACCGCCTGTTCCAGCTCTGCGGCGTTCAGACGCATCTTGTGGCAGCGGCTTTCTTCGTCTGCCTCGGAATGGCGGCAGTAGTAATACGAGGTTTTCTGCATGGTGCGGGACAGCGCATGACCGCAGCAGCCGCAGAAGGCTTTGCCCTTCAGCGGGTAGTCCCGCTTCTTTTTGTTGGGCTGTGAAAAGCGGAGCTGACTGGCCTGCGCGGTATCAAACACAGCTTTCTCAACGATGGCCGGGTGATGGTCGGGGATAATGTACCACGATTCTCTGTCCTTCAGGCGGCTTCTGGTGCCACCTACTTCGAGAACCGCCCTCTTGCCGATTACATACACGCCGGTGTAGCGTTCGTCCTCCAAAATGCGGAGAATAGTGGATGTACTCCAAATCCCGTGACAGCGGGAAATATCGTGGGTGTGATTGCCTCGCGCCGCTTTGTACTGGCCGGGCGTGGAGATGCTTCTGCGGAACAGCTCTCGCGTGATGGCGGTGGCGTTGATCCCCTCGGCGGCAAGCTGGAAGATAAGCTGCACAACGGCAGCGGCCTCCGGGTCAGGCTCCATTCTGCCATCGGCGCTTTTGCGATAGCCGTAGGGACAGATTTTGCTCTGATACTCGCCGCGCTGCATCTTGGCGTACTTGGCGCTCTTGGTCTTGATGGACATATCTCGGCTGTAATACTCGCTGATGAGATACTTGAATGCTACGTCCATGCCGCCGGTGTCGCCCTTGAATTTGCTGCTGTCAAAATCGTCGCTGATGGAAATGAAGCGGGTATGGAACAGCGGGAACACGCGCTCAATGAAATAGCCGGTTTCAATGCTGTTTCGCCCGAAGCGGGAAAAATCCTTGACGATGATGCAGTCGATCTGATTGGCCCGCACCAGCTCAATGAGCTTCTGTACTTGCGGACGCTCAAAATTTGTGCCGCTGTACCCGTTGTCGATGAACTCCATAATCTCCGCGTTCAGAGCTTCCGGCATGGAAGCCGCGTACTCGTGGAGGACGAGACTCTGGTTTTCAATGCTCAGGCTGTCGTACTTGTAATCCTCGATGGAGAGGCGGATGTAGAGGGCGATCACATATTTCTGCATTGTTCCAGTACCTCCGCATAGGTTTCAAACTCGCTCTGGAAGCGATAGCGTACCGTGATCTGCTTGTCGTGGGATACCTCAATGCGGTCGATCAGCCGCTCGATGAGTGTGCCGGTCAGCGCACGGTCGGTCTTTATCTGCGCGGCATCCTGTTCCATCGTCCGGTGCTGCTCGGCTTTGGCATCCATCGTCCGCAGGCCGTCCTCCAACTGCTCCAGTTCCACGGCGAGGTCGGCAATGTGGTTTTCGTACTTCTCCTTGTAGTCGAAGTATTCATCCTTGGTAAGAACGCCTTGCACAAGGTTTTCATATAAGCTCCGCACAATGCCGCGAAGCCGCTGGATTTCCTGCCTGCGGTTGGTGATTTTCTCCCGCAGCTCAGCGCGGTCAGCGGCCTGCCGGGGCTGCTCCGCAAGCGACAGGCGGTATTCCCCCAAAGCGGTGTTGAGGGCTTCCTGAAGCATATCTGCCAGCGTATCCAGCAGCGCATCCTCGCGGATGGTCACGCCGGGGCAGGCATCCTTGCTGATTCGGCTCCTGCTCAGACAATGGTAGAAGTACACATCGTCGGACTTCTTGCGGATGTTTCTCTGCCGGTGCAGGCTGCCGCCGCAATGGGCGCAGAACACCTTGCCTTTGAGAAGATTCGGCGTGAAGGCTTTGACCTCCCGCGCCTTGGCGCGGCTGGCGGTCTGATTGAGAATTTCCTGCACCGCCGCGAACTGTTCCCGGCTGATAATGGCCTCATGGGTGTCTCGTACCACCGTCCATTCCTCGGCATCGGCCTTGACCTGCCGGTGATCCACGGTTTTGGTCTGCCCCTGAACGAGATCTCCGGTGTAGACCTCGGAGCGGAGAATAACGCCGACTGTTCGGGTCTGCCACTTGCCGCTGCCGAGCAAATTCTCATGGGTGATCTTGCCCTGCATCTTCTTGTAGTGGCTGGGGGTAAGAACGCCTGCTTCGTTCAGCCGCACGGCAATGGTATTCAGGCCAGCGCCCTCGGAAGCCCAGCGGAACATCCGCTGCACCACAACGGCGGCAACAGGGTCGATGATAAGCTGGTGGCAATCGTCCTCGGCTTTCAGATAGCCGTAGGGAGTACGCGCACCGATGAACTTGCCGTCCTTCATGGCTTGCCGCTGCTGCGCCCTGATCTTGCGCCCGATGTCCAAAGCGTAGGCTTCGTTTATCATGTTCCGCAGCGGGATGATGATACCGGAATGGGCATCCTCCGGGGCGGCGGTGTCGAAGTTTTCATTGACCGCAATAAAGCGGATGCTGCGGATGCGGAAATACTGCTCGATGTAGTAGCCGGTGTCGATGGTGTTTCGCCCCAAACGGGAGAGGCCTTTCACAATGACGCAGTTGACGTGACCGGCCTCAATATCTGATAGCATCTGCTGAAAGCCCGGACGGTGGAAGTTTGTCCCGGTCGCACCGTTGTCGATGTAGGTATCGTACACGCTGATCTCCGGGTACTGCTCCAGATAGCGGGCAATAATCATCTGCTGGGTTTCAATGGA